CCTCAGAAGAGAAAATTGCAGACGCTACTAACAATATGCCTGTTGGTACTGCTCAAGCGCTTATAGAGCAAGGAGCACACGTTTACTCGGCTATCCACGCTAGACTACATGAGAGCCAAGCTAGGGTGCTGAAGGTTCTTGGACGCCTAAACCGTTGGTACTTAGAAGACCAACGTAAGGGTGACTTGGTTGCTGACTTAGACATCCACAAAGAAGACTTTAGACGCAATACAGACGTTATCCCTGTTTCTGACCCACATATCTTCTCTGAAACCCAGAGAATGGCGCAGACTCAAGCGGTTATGGCCATCATGGCTCAGTATCCTCAAGCATTTAACCAAAAAGCAGTGCTTGAACGGTTCTTGAAGCAGATGAAAGTGCCTCAGATCAATGAGTTAATGGTCATGGAACCTGAAGAGGACATGATTGATGTGTCCCAAGAGAACGTACTCATGATGACTGGACAGCCTGCCAAGGCTTATGAGGAGCAAGATCACCTAGCGCACATCCAAGGACACCTTGATTTCTACCAAAACCCAGTGTTTGGTGGCGCAAACCCATTGATCATGCCTAGTTTGCTACAGCCAATGGTCACTCATATCCAAGAACACTTTGGTATGTGGTATCAACACCGCATGAATGAATATGTTACCGAGGCTACTAATCACAAAGAATTGGACTATGACAACCCCAAAGTCACGCCCAAGGTGGATAAGTTGTATGCACTGGCCTCTCAGCACGTCCAGAAGGACTCTATGCAGACTTTTGCCAAGGTTATGCCCATATTCCAACAGATGATGCAACAGATTCAACAGTTGAAACAGCAGGCACAACCTCCAATGGACGCTGATGCACAAGCTTTGGTACAAACTTCCATGGCTGAGACGCAAAGAAGGGCGGCTAAAGACAAAGTTGACGCTCAATTAGACCAAGCAAGGCTTGCATCAGACCATCAGTTAGAGCAAGCACGTCTAGCTAACGAGCAAAACAAGGATAAAGGCACTCAATTGCTAGATATAGCCATGAATGCTGAGAATAACTTAACTAGAGAGCGTATTGAATCAGCAAAGTTGTCGCATGATGCGAACAAATTGCAACACGAGCAGGTGAAAACTGCACTGGACTTAGAAAACCAAGCCCAGTCATTCTTAGGAGGCCAAAATGGCTAGTGATAACGAGCAAAAGTCTGTGGAAGTTCCACAACACAAGCGTATTGCCCAAGGCGAAAAGTTGGACGGTACATCCTATCAACCTAAAGGCGGTTCAGCACCCCAGAAACAAGGAGGCTTATCACAAGTAGTCCATAAAAAACAAAAATGATCTCGGTTACTCAAGTCATCAGCGTGATTAAGGCACGACAAGCTGAAATAGCTTTTTCTCTTGGAGCAGGAAATGCTTCTACATGGGAATCGTACCAACGTATGGTGGGGGTTTATTTGGGGCATCAAGAAGTTCTCGATGCCATTAACAATCTGTTAAAAGAAGAACAGGAAAAAGAAGATGAGCGATAGCACAGTAGCTTCTAACGAAGCTGAGATAAGTTGGGCATTTCCGACTGTTGATCCTGGAGCGAAGCCATTAGGTGCAAGAATTTTAGTTCAGTTGCGACGTACTAAGAAGAAGACAACTACAGGTGGGATCATTTTGGTTGAAGAGACCAAAGAAACAGAGAAATGGCAGAACATGGTTGCTAAAGTGATCGAAATCGGTCCTCTAGCGTTTAAAAACCGTGACACCATGGCATCATGGCCTGAAGGCTCTTGGTGTGCTGTGGGAGACTATATCCGTGTCCCTAAGTGGGGTGGGGATAGGTGGGAGGTGCAAGTTCCTGAAGAAGATGAACTTGAAGACAAAGCCTTGTTCATGATACTGAACGACCACGAAATCATTGCCAAAGTTACTGGTGATCCATTAGCCATGAAAGCTTACCTATGAGTACGGAAACTGAAAACAAAGAACCCGAGATTACGGTTAAAGAGGAGTTAGACGGTTCAGCCGTTGTTGATCTTCCTGAAGATTTAGCTCCTGAAGAACCCGAAGAACAAAGTGCAAGTAGTGTGCCAGACGACGGTGGCGATGACCATCCTGATGACACACAAGCCATACGTGAAGCCAGACGTGCCAAGCGTAAGTACAAGAAGGAGATAGCCAAAGCTACTTCTTCCGAGAAAGAAGCCCAATTAAACCTTCTAAGAAGACAAAACGAAGAGTTAATGTCTAGGCTTGCAGTCGTGGAGAAAAAGACTCACCACGCTGATTTAGCCCGTATAGACAAGGCTTTGGAAGACCAAAATCTAAGACTTGAATACGCCAAGATGAAAATGTCTGAGGCTATGCAGTCACAAGATGGCGATGCCTTTAACAAGGCACAAGAGATGTGGGATGAGACTAGGACAGCAATCCGTGACCTCAAGGGGTTAAAGGAGTCTCAGATTCGCCCACAGCAGACCAACAGTATCCCTGATCCTAGGCTACAGCGCCTTGCGGCTGACTGGATGGAAAGGAATAGTTGGTACAAACCTAGTGGCGGTGATGTTGACAGCGATATTGCCAAGAAGATAGATGAATCATTAGTTAAAGAGGGTTGGAACCCAAATGATTCAGATTATTGGGAAGAGCTTGACAACCGCTTGCAAAAGTACCTGCCCCATAGGTACAATGATGACATGGACGTAAGACCGTCTGTTAAGAGACCAAGGAGCGTTGTAACAAGCACAGGTCGTGAGAGCGTTAATGGTACATCTAACCGCACTCAATTTGTTCTTGACCCTGAAAAGGTCAGAGCAATGAAGGATGCAGGAATGTGGGACGATCCCGCAAAGAGAGCCAGAATGATCAAGCGATATGCAATGGAAGCTCGTAATCAACGTAACTAAGGAATCAAACAAATGGAATCACGTTTAAAAAAATCTCTCAACGCAGGTGGCCGTGAAAATCGTGCAAGCGAAGACAATTCACGACTTCCCCCCGAAGAGAAGTTCATGACAGCGCAAGAACGTCGTCGGATGTGGAGCGAAGAATGGACACAGAGTGCTTTACCCAAAGTCCCGCAAGTGCCAGGTTGGCATACTTGTTGGCTCTCAACGACCAATAGCTACGACTCTATCGACAAGAGAATGCGCCTAGGGTATGTTCCAGTCAAATCGGAAGAAATGCCAGGGTTTGAAAATTTCCGTGTCAAAGCAGGCGAGCACACTGGTTTTGTAGCTTGTAATGAAATGCTCTTGTTCAAAATCCCTATGGATATGTATCAAGACGTTATGTTGCAAGTCCACCATGAAATGCCCAACGACGAGGCTGAGAAGATCAAAGTCCAAGTTGAGCAACTACAAGGTGGTCAAGACAGTTCGGGTAGGAATCTAGCCGAAGTTGAAGGCGATGGGTTGAAGCAGTTAAGCAGAAGAAATGTTCCTGATCCTGTTTTTAACGGGTAAGGTTTTTTTTAACAAGGAGATAATTATGTCAGCGACTAATGCTCCCTTCGGCTTACGTCCTGCGTTCCATCCTTCAGGTTTGGATCGTGCTCAGGCGTTGGCAGGAGGAATCACAAGTGGTTACTCTTCCAATATTTGGAAGGGTCAACCTGTTAAATATAGCGCCTCCGCAGGCGTTATCATTCCTTCAACTGCGGGTTCAGCTTGGTCTGGCGCATTTGCAGGTGTTGAATGGACTGACTCTACGGGTCGTCGTCGTGTAAGTAATTTCTGGCCTGCCAATACTACTTACATCACTGGTTCATGCGTAGCGTATTTCTACAACGATAACAATATCGTTTATGAAATCCAAACGGATGCAACTATTGCTCAAACCTCAATTGGTAATGAGTACAACTTCTCTAATATCACTGCGCCCACAACTAGCACAGTTGGACTTTCCCAAGCAACTTTGGGTGTGTCTACTGCTGTTGGTAATGGAGCGCAAGGCGATATGCGTGTTGTTGACATTGGTCCCTATGCTGATAATGCTTGGGGTGATTCATATGTAATCGTTCGTGTTGTGAATGCTTATTCACAATTCTTCGGACAATTTACAGCTATAGCATAAGGGGGTAAATCATGGCCGCACCAATGCGAAGTACGGACTTTAGAAGTATTGTTGAACCCATTCTTAACGAATGTTTTGACGGTGTCTATGACCTCCGTGAAGATGAATGGTCTCGTGTTTTCCGTGAACAAGAGGGCATTCCCCGTAACTACCACGAAGAGCCAGTCCTTTATGGATTTGGAGCCGCACCCCAGTTGCCTGACGGTACTCCTGTCAGCTACCAACAAGGTGGTGTACTCTTCCTCCAACGCTATGTGTACAACGTTTATGGCCTAGCCTTTGCGTTGACTAAAGTGTTGGTTGAAGATGGCGACCATATCCGTATTGGTCAAGTGTATGCTCGACATCTCGCTCAATCACTAATTGAGACTAAAGAAACGCTTGCGGCTAACATCCTCAATCGTGCTTTCAATAGTTCTTACGTTGGTGGTGATGGCGTGTCGTTGATCAACACTGCTCACCCAATCGTGAACGGTACATTCAGCAACCAATTGGCTACTGCCGCTAACTTGTCTCAGACATCTCTAGAACAGATGTTGATTCAAATTCGCCAAGCTGTTGACAATAACGGTAAGAAGATTCGTTTGGTTCCCCGCCAATTGGTGGTCGCCCCAGGCAACATCTTCCAAGCTGAAGTATTGTTGAAATCTGTATTGCGTACTGGTACAGCAAACAACGACTTGAACCCTGTCAAGTCTATTGGTTTGTTGGACGAAGGCGCGGCAGTTATCTCTCGTTTGACTTCATCCACTGCATGGTGGGTTCAGACCGATGCTCCCGAAGGCATGAAGCTTTTGATGCGTCGTCGTTTGGAGAAAACCATGGAAGGTGACTTCGAGACTGACTCTATGCGTTACAAGGCTACGGAGCGTTACATCCCTGGATGGACTGACCCACGTGCCATGTACGGTACAGCAGGCGTATAAGCCTACAGGGGGGAGGCCAAAAACCTCTCCCCATTTTTTTATAAACTTGTCATA